CATACTCGTCTATGTAACCCTCTACGTTCCACTCCATTGGTATAAACAAAGAGTATAAACCACTCTTTGTCTGTTCATTGGCAGACCTAGTAGCTGGATTGCTGTCGTTGTATAGTTTTTTAAAGTTCTCACCTCCTTTAGGAAGTGCATTTGATGTTGAACCCATCATACACTTACCTATAATTCTAGCACCAAGTCTAAGACATGTTTTAGTAACTCTCCAGTTGTTCAATATGTTCTCAGGCTTTTCCCATTTACCACTTTCATCATGAACAAGAAGAAGCAATTTCTCACCATCGTAGCTGTTGTCAGCAGTATTCTTCCAGTCTATTGTTGTGTCCAGACCTTCGATATCTTCCGTCTTTTCCTCGTCCATATTTTTCCTAGTAATCTTACTAGCAGGAACCCTAAAAGCCAGCTCAGTCTTAGGATTATCCATACCGTCTTGAATAGGCTTGAAAAAAAACGGGTAATTCCTAACGATTGGAACCACCTTGTCTGTAAACATTTTTTTTGCATCACTACCTGTTTTTGATAATATTCCAATTCTAGAATCACGAACTATTGTTCCAGTATTACACGACTCGGCAGAACTCATAAAAGAGAAACCAGATCGTCTATTTTTTAGGTAGCACATACCAAACGATCTGTTGTCAGCCTTGCAAGCCTCCCAATATATATAGAATATTCTGTTAGATTCTCTAAAGTCAGGAAGACCTATGTCTATCTTTGTCCATTGAAGATACATGTAATGGGTCCCAGTAATGTATGTAGGTACACCATTATTTATAAACCAGTATCCATTCTCTCTTCTTTCAAATTCTTGTTCTATATAATCTACATACTGTATCTTGAACGCATTATCTTTCCTGTTCCAATCAAATATTGTCTTTATTTTTTGTAGCTCTTTTGGATACTCATTTGCTGACCACTTGTTTCCTCTATTATCTACTTTATCTGGAACTAAAGGCAATGCAATCTTTACCCCATTTATATTATATATGTCACCTATAGTTCCATCTTTAGATATAACAACGAGGTCATAGTCTTTATTATATCCGTACTCCCAGTTCTTTCGTTTGTTTTTATTTACAACTATGGACTTACTTACATAATCATCAAGTACTATATATAGATTATTTTCCATTTTTTATTTTTGCCCTACCTTCAGCAAATCCAGACTTACCAAAATCAACTTGAGCAACTACTGGCTGAGTGTCTTTATTTTCTTCTTCGTCAATCTTACCAAGCATATATAAAGCATCCTCGAATGCTAGTCTCTTGGCTGAAGCAGCGTTCTTAAGTTTGTCGGCAGAAACGTCATCCTCTGCGTGTGTAATTATTGGCTCTCTTAATACCTTTATTAACTCATCCACCGCTACCTTTGCAGCCTGTATTAATTCTATCTTTTTAGACATATGTTCTTATTATACATTCTATATAATAAATCACCTTCGATCCTAAATTCGTATTCGCTATCTGGAGAAAACGATACAATATCACCCTTTGAAACATCTTGTAATTGTTCGTTAAAGTATACTAACTCACCCCACAATTCTTCCCTAGACCCTGTAGTTGATATTATTTTATCTTCGTTTGGTATGGGCCTAACAAAACAATAAGGATAGGTTGCATTCCATTCACCACCAGATTCTCTATAAAGAAATAACTGATCATTCTCTATAATGAAATAATCATCAAATAAATGATGCCAGCTACTCTTTTGGTTGCCCTTCATGTCATAATAAAACTTGAAAACATTATGATGAACAATAACCTCGTATCCTGGCTTTATTGGGCCATTGTAACTTATAGGAACAGATACTATAACACCCATTCTATTAGACACTGTGTGGTCTTCCTGAGAAGAACTTATTACAAAGTCAATGTCACCATACTTGCGTATGTTGTCATAACGCCTATCATTATAAGGTTTGACTATAAAATGATGTGGAGACTTCATTAGAAATCTATGTTGTACTCAATAGATAATGGCATTGAACTAGAAAAACTCTTCCACTTTACAATCTCTTTGTCTTGATTTAATATGTATATTGATATAGAGTTATCTGTCTCCATCAATATAGTATCAATAGTGGCACTACCTCTCAATACATCTTGACCAACAACATAGTGCATTGACTTCATGTAATCAGGACCAACAGATATTTTTCTAATTATATTCACCTGTTTGAAGATTAATTTTTACGTCTCCGTATTTTGAAACTAATTCATCTTGAAATTGAGATAAATCAAATGCAGCAGTCTCTAGGTTCGCTAGTGATGACATTTTTTGACTCTTCATTCTTTCAAATGAAACCTCAATGTCAGCGATTTGAAACTTAAGATCTCTGTAAGTTTGGTTTAAAGACCGTAACTTATCTAGCTCTTCTTGAGCTAATTTTTTTTCTTTTGCCATTTTATTTAATTTTTATTTGTTACAAAGATAAAGAAAATTCGTTACATAGAGATATACCAAGTAGTATTAGCATTGTTATACTGAAAACATATTGGAGTATTAGCAGATAAACCAGCTGGAGCTCCTACGATATTTGCTCCAGGAGTTACCCATGTAGTAGTAGGTCTGTTATTTGTAGACATAATAACATACTTTAAACCATCAATGTTTGCACTGGCAGTAGGAAGAGTAATTGCAAAACTAGCTCCAGAAATACCAGTAAAGTATGTATTAATGTTTGATATTGTAGCAGTTGTCAAGGTGTTTGTAGTAACAACAGATGGAGCCTGAGTTAAGTTAAGTACATCCTGCACTTTAAAGTTAACAGTGTCTCCTGTTGAGTTTTGAGTACCAAACAATAAGTCATTTACGCTTGGTGATTGTGCTTGGTAGTTTCCTGTTTTCATCGTCCTTGTCCTTTATATTTTTTCTTATAGTTTTTAGATGCCTTTAGACCTGATGTTTTAGTCTTAGCATGAACACCTGGTCTAGAGACGTATCTCTTCTCGAATGTTTTAACTTCTAATGATTTCTTGCTCATCTGTTTCGAATTGTAAAGTTAAGAAAAGTAATTGAATAAAAATTTCTGTACACATCTATGTCAATGCAAAATACACGTAATGGTCCTACTATAAGCCTAATGCTAAAGAATCCCCATATTTCCTTTAGCCAATGACTTTTAAACTTCATAACTCAAGTAAAGTATAAGAGAACTTGTTTCCATGAATTTTAGATGCCTTCTTACAGATTGACATAAATTCATTGAAATCTTTTACCCTCTTGAAAACTTGGCATCCCTCACTCCAGTTCTCTACCCACGTGCTATCTATTCCTGCCTTGTGGATATTTATCCCAAAGATACCCCTGTCGGTTTTAACCTCATCGAATTTTAGATCCTTATTGCCATCCCTCCATACAGTAACCTCTCCTAGCCTCTGGCATAGTGCATCATATTTGCCCTGATGTTTATCGATGCACCATGTAGCTCTATATTGCCCTGGCACTAATCTAGCTACACCCTTCTTGTTGTGAAATTGTTGAACACCCTTTTTGCCAGGGTCCGTGGTTGCGTTCCAACAAAAGAACTGCCAATTACCTAAAGAATCTTTATAAGAAATAGTTATAAAATCGTCAAACACGTTTGTTACCTTATCGGCTATCGAAGGGGCGTTATTTCTAACCCCTACTATATTAACGTCGTAACCTTTGTTAGACGAATCTTCAAACCATTTGTAGCCCTTATCTTTGACCGCCTTTTCGATTTGTTCTCTTGTGTACATATTTGTGTACATAATTTAATTTTTAAATTCGTTTAAATCGTTTTTTGTTCTAGTTAAAAAATCTTTAAATAACTTCAAGACATTTTTACCAGTTACATCCTCAAAGCTTTCATTAATGCTTTTAATCTCAATAAAAACACAAAAGAATGTAAATGCTTTTGTTAGTATCAAGTCAACACTTATAAAAAGTCCTAGTATATCTGCTAACACATATGTCTCTAAAAAGAAAATAGCAAATATAGCACCTGCATAAAGAAGGCTCTTTGACACTGTGTGGGTTAGTTTATAAGATCTATAACTTTTCCATCCATAAAGTTTTACGCTTCTCCATATACCGAAAAATAAATCAAGAATAATAAATGCTACTGCAATAGAAACTAATGGTTTAACTGGGGATATAATG